GCGAAAGAAAATGAAAAAGATAGTCAAAGAATTAAATTAGGTATAGAAAAAATTTTTAATCCATCTGAACATGAGCAAATAAGTCTATTTGAAGCAGCATTTATTAAATATTTTGAGCCGAAATTTAATAAAGAATTTAAAAACAGCTTTCCGTCAACTAATCTAAAAATACTTCAAGACTGCTATGAAAAGGATTTTGCGTGTGTTTGTGCGGAGATTAATCTTGATGGGCTACCGTTTCATTTGAAATCTGAGAAAGTTGCACCTAATTATCATCACATAGCACATTTCAATATACATGGGAAAATTGATAGAGATGCTTTTTTTGCCATGAAAATGCAGCCTAAGTTGTAGATCTAAATTCTAGGAATCTTAAGTAAATATGTAACTTTATTTACTAGCGCCTTTTAATTTTTCGACAGTTCTTAAACCTGCAAGCCCGAGCATTGCTAGTGTTAATTCCATCATTGCATCAAGAGGTAGCTCAGGTTTACCAATGTCAGGTATTAGCCACACTAAAAGTGGATTGATCACAAACGCAAATAAAAAACCAAAACCACACACCCACATTAAGAATGGTCGAGCACCTGCAACAAAGGTGCTTCGATGTTGTGCTTGAACTTTCATAATTTCAGCTTGCGCTAAAGAGGGTTGCTGGGCTAAACGTTGCTTTGCAATATCAAGTGTGAGCTTTTCACCATCGCTAGTAAACAGCTTATCAAGCACATTACCTACGGCATTAATTGGCTCAGCAACATTGCTAGTAAATATATTAGAAAACCAGCCCATTATTTGATCCCCCTAATTAATTTAATAAAGGCTTTTGGGTCTTTACTGAATGACTTGATCACTTTGTCGAGCCCTTCTAATAAGTGCGGGGCGGCGTAGGCAGTTACACCAATGACACCCGTTTTTAAACTTTCATCAAAACCACGCCACTCACAAAACATGGCGGCTAAGTAGGCAGCAAAAATCGCAATCAGTACGCTCATTAGGTAATGAAAAAACGTAAATTGCTTTTTGCTTAAATACATTTGAATAGTGGCTGCTAAAAAACTCAACATAAGTAATTGCCCCCATTGTTTAATAAACTCTGAAATATCAATCCAGCTCATGCGCTTTCCTTAACAGTCGGGTTTAAGTCTGAATACTCAGGCTCTTTAAATTGAATATGTTGTGCGGTAGGTAAGTAGTTGTTAATACCCAATACGTCTTGCTGAAGCGGTACAACTTCGTTGTTATAGTAAGCGCGGGTGATCTTGTCTAAATCACCAAAGCCTGGGCTATCACCTGACGATTGGCCGCTAAGTGCTTCTTGTGCACGGTGCATGCTGAGCATGTCGTTTAATGTTATTTTTTTGATTCGCTCAAATTCGTCTTTAGTGGATATATCACCGACAGGCGTTATCTTTATCGACTTTTCAGCATCGGCTTTATTACTGCGGAAGTTTAGAAACATACTTCTAAAGTTGCCCACACCTTTACTATCTTGGATGGCTTTCTTAAGTGCATTTTCATCTTCTAGGCTTAAGTTCGGATCCGCCATGGAGAAGATAAAGCCCATGTGTGCCCCGTTTTTGTAATAACGGCGTCTAAATAAAGTGGCATCTTCATTGAGTAGTGCTGACTGAATACCGCCATAATATTGCGGTATACCGTAAATACCTTGGGCTGGGTCGTACTCTTTTACGTGAATGACTTCACCCGCCTTAAAATAAATAGGCTGGTGAGTGCGATTACTAAGTTGTGCATACACGCCACGCGTTGTGGTGTAACGCATGGTTAACGCTGGTAAATGGCGCAGCTTAATGATTTGCCCAAAAGAATTACGAATAATCTGTAAATAGGCGTTACCGCTCCACAACAAATCAAACGAAAATTTGCTCAGTGCTTGATGGCTCACTAATGGATTTGGTTTATACCACTTTAAGATCATATTGCGCTTAAAGTAGAGTATTGGCCCATGCTGGGCATTAACACGTAACAGCTTCACCAAACCTTGCAAGCTAATAGGCGGAGCATAAATGCCGTTGCTGTCACTAAATACACCAATGTAATCAGTTAGTCGGTTATCTAAACACGGCTCAGGATCACCAAAGCTAAAAGTGTCGGTTATGCCTGTTCGTTGGTTGTAGTTCGGCATTTGGCCGTTACTCACTTGTAATCGTGGTTTACTCATTAAGCTGCAATTCCTACAGAGGTTTGGCGGCTGTGGGCATTGCCGTCCAAAGGTTCAAATTTCATAGCATGCATAATTGCCCAAGCAATATCTGCATGGCCTGTGGTGGCTGTTCGGTTGGTGGCGTAAGTGATTTGGTCGCCAGAGACCTTACGACGAATATTAATAAACGAGCTGGCAATGTTTACCGCGTCTTCGTCAAACTCAAAGCGGCGGTTTTTAATGACATTAATGGCTTTAATAACCAACTGATTCTTGATTATTGGGTTGTAATGAATAGGCTCAGCATTCGGGAAAAACTTAGTGATCATTTCCCACACGCCATAACCAATGCCGGTGGTATCAACGCCAATATGTTGCACGTTGTATTTTTCTGTGAGTAGCTTTATTTCAGCGGCCATGGCTTCAAAGTCATTACCGCTTAAATCAATTGCTTCAAGCAGGCGGAACTTTTCACCTGGTTTCATTGGGCAGCTTAATACTGCAACACTGGCTTTATCTCCAAAGCGGGCAGGGTCGAAGCCAATCACCACTGGTTTTAATGCAAATGGGCGTTCCCACTCTAAATTAAAGTCATCCCATTTGGTTGAGTCGCCAACACACACCATGATTTGGTTCAGGTTAAAGGCGCTGTGTGCATCATCAATAAACTTACACATAAACAAGTTATTAAACTCGTCTGTGCTGTATTCATTTTCAAGGACGTCAATATCAATACGGTCAAAGCCTGAATTAACCACATCATGAACGGTGAGCATTTGGCGCCAGATACCGTCGTCACACAACATGCCATCTTTCAGCGCTGTGTGGCTTACATCAATTTCAAACTCAGGATCATTACAGGCTTTGGTTTTGCGATACCACTTACCATTCCAATGATCATAGGCTTCATGGCTGGTAACTGAAGGCGTACTAAAATAGGTAATACGCAAATGTTTGTGTGTTGCCATTGCTTGTGCAAGGCCGCGCAATGTTTTGTATTTAGGTATCCAAAACACTTCATCTATGTATAAGTCGCCGCTTTCCGATTGTGCAGTTCGTGCATTGGTCGATTTGAAAATAAGCTTAACCGTTTTGCCACCTTTTAGGTTTAACACCATGGGTGAGCCGGTTAATTCAATATTAAAATGTTCACGTACTAGCGCGACAATATTGGCTTTAAATACTTCTGCTTGGTCGCGACTTGCTGATATAAATATCTTGTTACGGCCATTCACGACTGCATCGTAAAATGCTTCAAAGGCAAAATAGAAGGTTGCCCCAATTTGGCGTGGCTTTAATATAAATCGGCTGCGGTAGTCTTGATTATCGAACCAATGTTTTTGGTGTGGGTAAAGTAGCTTGTCTTTAAGCTCGTTAAGCATGTCAACGGTAATGCCAGAGCAATCGTTTTTCTTCTTCGACTTTTTATTACTACTGCTTTGATGATTTGACGCATCATCATTGCTTGCACGTTGTTTAGGTGCAGAGGCGAGTTTACTTTTATTCAGTGCGCATAGCTGACGGGTACAAAAATCGAGCTCTTTGTAGTCCGCATCGGTTTTATTATCTTTGTCGGCCAGCAGATTAATGCGTTTGCTATACGCCATTTCGGCATTATAGCTTGGGCACATGTCCTCCCATTTACCAGCCTCAGCCCAGCGGCGAACACTACGCGCACTCGGCATGTCGTCAAGCTCGGCAATTTCATCCACCGTATAGCCTTCAACCACATACAAGTCTTGTGCTTTTTTGCGTATTTCTGGTCCGTAGTTCGCCTTCATAATGCACCGCGTTTATTAATCCATAGCGGCAGTGTATTCGTAATAAAGCGCGTGATCTGTCAGATAAAAACCTACTAATTCCTAAAAGCTAAATATAGGAATTTCAAAAAGTTAAACCGTTGGAAAGGCGCAAAGAGAGGGTGCAAACTGCAAGCAACTTTAAAGCAAAACGCTAAACCAACAAAGGTTTTATTTATGCCAGGTCAACTTCGTACAAAACCACTTTCTATTGCTGCGGTAGGTATGACAGTCGATGGTCGTGAAATTACAGAGCAAGACGTAGCCGACATTGTAGAAACTTACAACCCACGTAAATATGGCGCACGCATTAACCTTGATCATGAATTTAATTGGTCGGGCTGGGCGGCTAAAAACTTACACAATGTTGATATACCCGGCATGCTCGGTGATGTGTTAAGTGTTGAAGCATACGAAAACGAAGAAGGTGTTGTGTGCTTATATGCGGTGCTTGCACCCAACCAAAGCTTCGTTGAGTTAAACAAAGCCGACCAAGCAGTGTACTTCAGTATTGAAATTAGCCGTGACTTTATGGGGTCGGGTAAAACCTACCTTACAGGCCTTGCCGTAACCGATTACCCAGCGAGCTGCTACACAGACCGAATTCATTTCAGTAGTAAGAGCAAACCAGACGACAAGGATGTCGCCTTATTAACAGTCGAATTAGGGGCATGTGATCCCATCGATGATGAACCCCCTAAAAAACCCTTTTTTAAACGACTATTTTCATTCAATCAGGAAGAACCCGATATGAAACCAGCAGAATTAGCCACCGCATTAAAAGATGCACTGGGCACACCGCTTGCCGAATTCAGCCAAAAGCTAGACGGCCTAACAGAAAAGCTTGATTCATTTTCAACCACACAAGTGGAAGGTGGAAATACACCGCCAGAAGATGAACAAAACACAGGTGATGACACTGTGTTAAGCCAAGTTCAAGACGAGTTATCAAGCACTAAAAAAGCGCTTGAAGAATTAACGGCTAAGTTTGAAAAGGCCACTAAATCCCCTGCGGATGGTACCACCAACGCCGACGATGAACCCGAAGGTGACGAAGGTAAATACAGCACTTTGCTGTAATCACACGCACTTAATCTAAATTAGCTAAACGCAGGAAAGAACATGAAGACAAGAACAAAAGAATTATTTGTTGCCATTATGGCAGGTATGGCCTGTAACTATGGCGTGGCATCAATGTCAGAGCAATTTAATGTTGAGCCAACTGTAGAGCAGCGCCTATACGACGCGGTGTATGAATCGTCTGAGTTCTTACAGATGATTAATACTGCACCAGTTGATGACCTCGTGGGTCAATCGGTGATCATGAGTGTTGACGGCGGGGTGACTGGCCGTGCAGGTGTTGAAACCGACGACACCAAAGAACGTAAAACCCGTGATGTATCAAAACTAGATAAACGTGAATACCGTTGTTACCCAACAGAATGTGACATTCATATCACCTGGGTAAAAATGGATCAGTGGTCAAAATTCCCTGACTTCCACGAACGCTATCGTAACCATGTTCGCCAAGCGATTGCGTTAGATATTATCAAAATTGGTTGGAATGGTACGCATGCCGCGGATACGACTGACATTGTTGCATACCCAATGATGAATGATGTCAACATCGGTTGGTTACAATTACTTCGCCGTGATGCACCTGAGCGTGTTGTCACTGAAGGGGCTGTAGTATCTGAAATTCGTATTGGTGCAGGTGGCGACTACGAGAACCTAGACCAAGCGGTGCATGATGCACTTCAAGGTATACCAGAGCATAAACGTGCAAACATGGTAGCCATTATCGGTGACGAACTACTTGCACACGATAAAAACAAGCTCTACGCCAAGCAAGCACATACACCAAGTGAAAAAACCAAGATTGAGCTTCAACAGGTCATCGAAACTTATGGTGGTTTGGCAAGTTATAAAATCCCATTTTTCCCAGCTCGCGGTATTTTGGTCACCAGCTTTGACAATTTAAGTCATTACGTCCAAACGGGATCAACCCGCACAAGTGTAGAAAATAACGCAAAGAAAAAGCGCGTTGAAGACTACCTATCGCGTAACGATTGCTACTACGTCGAAGACTTAGAAAAAGCGATTTACTTTGAATCGGCCAATGTGAAGTTACCGAATCAAACAGGCGATGCGTGGGTATAGAACCTAATTAAAAAATTACATTAGCGCAGCAGTTAGCCGCCCTTTTCCCATTTTGTAGGGCGGCTTTTTTCAACAAACAAAAGAGTGTTTTTAAATGAGCTTAGTTAAAAAATCATTAGCCAAAACAGCAAGCGTTGTACCAACTAGCACTGAAATACACGCGCCAACAGCAGCGGTTGACGCCGTTCAAGCTAACGCGCCAGTAACCGACAATGAGCAAAAAGAGTACCCGTTTTTTGTAGCGGCCATCGAGTCTGACTTAGCTCAACTAAAAACATTTACCGATATTGTGGATAAAGCCAGTTACAAGTCTGAAGCGCTAAAACGTAACGACTACTTAGGCTATATCAACCGTTATCGCTTGAGTGGCCAAAACCACCAGAACACAGTATTAGCATGGGTGTTTATTTGGCTTGTAGACCTCAAGCGCTGGGATGCAGTGTTAGAGCTATTACCATTGATGGTAGAACAAAAACAACCATTACCAACTGTGTTTAATACCAAGCATTGGCCTGCGTTCGTCATCGATCAGCTTTATGACGATGCCAACTTTTACTTATCAGAATCAAAACATGATGGGCTATTTGAAATCAGTTTTGTACTGCATCGTTTAATTTCGATTGTTAAGGACCAGGATTGGACTGGCCTTGAAGTCGTGGGCGGCAAGCTTTATGCGATAGCGGCTAAAGTCGATGCATCTATTCATAACTACGGCTTTGCAGCGGCGTTTGCTGAGCAAGCTCAAGAGATTAACGACAAAGCAGGGGTTAAAACCTTATTAAAAGACCTGCAAAAGTTACTAAAACAAAGTGAGCCAGAAAAAGCGGTAGTCGCTGACTAGCTCCATCGCCGGTGGGCAACTTAGCGCAGCGCTCGCATTGATTGCTTAGCGTATGTGACTAAGTGGCGCCCACACCCAAATTAATTGTTAATTGATAGGTGTGTGATGAATTTAAACGGTATGCCACAGGCAGATTTACAAAGCGTCAATGTTGATGTGCCAGGTAATGGCTATTACCCCGCATTAAGTACGGCACACTTTATTGAACATTACGCGGTTGCCAATGAGTACGCGAACAAAAGCGATTTACTCGTTGAAAAGCTTACACGTGCCCAAGCTGAAATTAACCAAGAGCTTGAAGGTGTGCAGCTTACTAATGGCGAACCACTAAACGCGCAACAAGTGATTTTTTATCACGATGCGGTGTACAGCAAAGCTAAAGCAAGCTTGCTGATATCAAAGCTTGGCAGTACTCACCGTGAAAGCGCCACAGCACAAAGCCAATCAGCCCTTGATAACTATGAGCATTGGCAACGTGAAAGCATAAACGCACTGCGTTTATTGCAATCGCTTAGTGTCAACTTGTCAGTAGAGCTGCTATGAGTCAGAGCAAAATAGCAAAGTTAAAGCAGCACTTGGTGAGTGCTATCTACCAAGGCCACAAATTAGCCCTTGATACACAGTTTGATTGCTGGATTGAAGGCGGGCGGATAGAGCCAAGCAGTAAAACAGTCAATGGCAACGGTTTACTAGCAGCACGCTTTTATTACTCAGGGGTTATTAGCATAAACCCCTGTGCTGCACCGGCGGCATTGATTTGTGCTTTTGCATCATTTTGGTTGCAAAACAATGGGGAGCGTTTTGATAGCACTGATATTGAGTTCAGTGCTGATGTTAACGACGATAACAGTAATGAAGTCGAGTTAACGATTAACCAGCTTTGTGAAGATATCGAGCTTATTCAGATAGACAACGGTCCGTTTGAATTAAACGGTAAACGTTACGACTTTGGCGAGCAAAGCCTGTGGATAGCTGAAGCGTTTACATTGCAAGGCGAAGTAAGCCGTGCTTAACGTCAAATTTGACGAAGGGCAAAGCAAAGAACAATTAGCGTTCTTACAGCTCAAGCCAAACAAACGCCGTAACTTAATGCGTGGCTTGATCAGAAGTGCGAACCGGAGCAGTAAAGGGCGAATAACCCAACAAAAAGATTTAACAGGCAAAACGTGGAAAGGCAGAGCAAACGGCAAAAAAAAGAAAATGCTCACCAAGCTGAAACGCAGAATGAAAGTTCGCTACGGGCCAAATAGTGCCAGCGTTTACTTTAAAGATTCGCGCACAGGCAAAATTGCCAGAGCACAGCAAGAGGGGATCAGTGTTACTGCTGAAGCTCCTAGAAATAATAGAGAACAGCGTAAGGAAGGATTGGCAACCCGTAACCAAGCCAGGGCATTAATTGCTGCCGGTTACAAAATACCACGCGGCAAAGGCAAGGGCGCCAAACGCGCAAATATTAAATGGATAACCGAACACTTAAGTAAGAACCAAGCTGGTTTTGTATTACGAGAAATAAAGGGCGGCTCAAGTAAGAGCAAATGGCAGATTGATTTGCCAGCCCGCTCCTTTATGGGGCAAACCGCCTCTGAACAAAAAGAGCAACAGAGTTTTATTTTAAACAAAGCTATGCAAGTGGCGTAGCGCAAGCAAATAAGGAACGACCATGGCACAAGGTAAAGTATCCGTTGCAGCCATTCAAACAGGCAGTGGCGCTACCAAAGAAGTAGAACGCAGTGTGTTGTTTATTGGCCAAGCAGCCGAAAACAACGGCAGCATTTTAGCAATTAATGCACAAAGTGATTTTGATGATTTATTCGGTGATGCAGACTCTCCATTAAAAACCCAAGTTAAGGCATGGCAACGAAACGGCGATGATTTAGTCAGTGGCTATGCGATCTCGCATGCAGCAGGCACTGATATTATGGCGTTGATTGATCAAGCAATGGACCAAGACGTCAGCCCTGAAATTATCGTTATTTGTACGCCTGTCACTGGCAAAGCTGAAATTGAAAGCTATCAAGCAAAAGCGCTTGAAATTTTATCGAGTCTTGCGCGCCGTGTTCGTTTCTTACTTGCTGCACCTGGTTTAACTGCTGAACAAAACTGGTCAGATTTAGTCACTGCATTACAACCATTAACGGATGGTGTTGTAGGTGACCGTGTTGCTGTGGTGCCATTACTGTTTGGTGATGAACTGGGCGCAGTGACGGGCCGCTTATGTAAAAGTTCAGTCACCATTGCTGATAGCCCAATGCGCGTGCTGACTGGAGCAATGTCACTCATGCCATTGCCAGAAGATGCAGCAGGCAAACCGCTAACCAATGCAACCACAGCAGCATTAGATGCATTGCGTTTTAGTTGCACCCAGTTTTATCCTGATTTTGATGGTGTTTATTTTGGCGATGTAAATATGTTGGATGCTGAAGGCGGTGATTTTCAGCAGATTGAAACAGGCCGGATTGTCGATAAAGCTGCGCGTGCTGTGCGCATCATCGCTATTCAACAAATCAAAAACCGCCGTTTAAACAACAGTACCAGTGGTATTGAATTTGGTAAGCGCGTAATGGGTAAGCCACTGCGTGATATGAGCAAGTCAATTAACATTGGTGCTGACAAGTTCCCTGGTCTGATTGACGCACCAAAAGACGACAGTATCAACCTCACATTTATGGATGCGCGTACATTACAAGTCGTGCTTAAAGTAAAACCGATTGATTCCCCAAGCACCATTATTGTTGGGATCATGTTAGACGACGCAGAGTAAGGACAGCATCATGACGCAGAAAGTATTAGGCGGTAAGGACTTTGACATTTTCATTGGTAATTCAATGGTGCATGTCATGGAAGCCACTGTAAAAATTACCGACGGCCGCACAGTAAAAAAAGTACGCGGTATCCCAAAAGGCTTTATCGATGGCCCTGTCGAAGGTGAGGTAACACTAAAGCTTGACCATGAAAACTGGTTAATTGTTCAGGCGCAAGCAGAGAAAGCGGGTAGCTGGAAAGGCATTGAACCTTTTGATGTTGCGTTTAATGCTGAGGTGTCAGCGGGCAAAAAGAATGTTGAAGCCTTTGGTTGTCTACCGCAATTAGATGAAATTATTAACATCAAGGCCGATGGCGGCGAAGAGGATACCACCTCAATTAAATGCCCAATCACCAGCCCTGATTTTGTAAAAATCAACGGTGTGCCTTATTTAACCGCTGATGAAGTGAGAGATCTGTAATGTCAAAAGCCATTCGCAATCTAACAGCAACAACATTACTTAACAC